GCAACAATGAGACTACGCCCGGTGGGTTTGCTCTCAAGTTCTATACTGCTATTCGCATGAACATTAAAAAGAAGAGCACAGGCGATCCTAGTAAGCCCAATGCTAATCGACGGGAAGGAGCCATTTTTTCATCTATCAACATTATCAAGAATAAGATCGCTCCTCCATTCAAGAATTGTGAAATTCACATTCATGCTGGCTCTCCTGTTTATGATGGCGGACCCAAAGTCTTCGGTGTTGATAAGATGACACCGCTCATCGAATCGGCGCTGGATTTTGGTATTATTACAATGAGAGGTAGCACATTCTATATGGGTGATCAAAAGATCTCCGCAGGCAAACTGAAATTGTACCAGTTCCTAAATAGCAATCCTGAAATAGTTGAGAAAATATCTGGGCAGATCGCATCTTGCATTGATGCTATGCGGCTTAGCCAAGATGACACAATGCAAAGTGTCATAGATTCGCCTCTTGATGATGAAGACGAGGTCGATTCAAGCGTCACTGATATTAGTGATCTGGTCGAAATCGATAATAAACCCGAAGAGGATGACACGACCGATGTAAAAACAGATAGTACCATTGCGGAAGAGTAATAGTAAGATCAGAAACACCAAAGAACTCGTAGAAAAACGGAGGGTATAGCATGGAAATCACGATTAAGCTTTGGCATCTTGCAATCGGAATTATTGCTTTGATAGTGGTTTTTCTTTTTGTTAAGTTTAGAAAGAAAGTAACAGTCATCCTGCTATATCTAATCATATTGTTAATTCTTATGTCGCCATTGATCTTGATAACGTTAATGGTTATTACAGAACGACATCATGAAGATCTTGGATTAAGCCAAGAAGAATTGAGATATATAACGTTCTATGAAAAATTAACTTGTCAAACTGTTCCATATAAAACAATTTTGGAACGAAAAACTGCTGAGCAAAATAAAATAGAGCAGTACAAAAAAGGGAGTCAGTGATGAGTCTTCCGGCGATGAAATTTGATGTGCCCGGTCAGGCGTATGTTAAACAATCTGCTATGCGTGGGCAGATTACTCCGGTGCACCTTTATAGTGCGTCGTATGCGACTGAATGGGTCTATAGCATAGGGACGATGAAGCCGACTGTAGACCCAGCTCATTATGGTGAACGTAGAGGTTTCACCATGCAGAGTGTTAGAGTCTTTGCTGAATCAGAATTGTTGTCGTATTGCGATGCTCTGACGATAGCGATAGAATACCACCAGACGCAATTGGCGACTTTGGAGAGATTCAAAGCGTCGGCGGGATGTGACAATGAGTCAACAGCAGGTTAAAGAATTTGGCGACTATGAAGAAGTGGCTTTGGTTTCGTTATTCATAGACTATCCAGAAGTGTATCAGGGCGTATACGAATATATCAAGCCAGAGACGATGTCGAAACCGGAAGTCTCTTATATTCTTGCTATTCTGAATGAAGAACAGATAAAACACGGTCAGATTCCAACTAGGGCTTTACTAAGAGACAGAATTATCAGAACATTGACTGCCGATGATGTTCACCAACAAGTCCTTGATATCATCGATACGCCAGTCAATGAACGTGACGTTGCCTCTCTGAGAGACAGAATTTTTTCGTGGTCTAAGAACAAGGCCTATGGTCAGCTTTATGCTCCAGAGACGATTCAGGCTTATCAGGCTGGTGAATTGGATAAAATAGCGAAAATCGTAGACGATGCTAACAAGATAACTAATGTCACTTCAGAGCCACTATGGGTGTTGGATAGAGCAGAAGATATCATAAAACCTCAAGCTATAGAGAAATTACAGACTGGCAATCCAAGACTGGATTTGGTTCTTAATGACGGTGGGCCTTCTCCCGGTGAAGTCCTTTGTTATATGGCACCACCTAATGTCGGTAAATCGGCTGTTCTGGTCAATTCTGCTGTGAATTCGACCATGCTCGGATATAACACGCTGATGTTTGCTTTGGAAATGACTGATATCAAGACCGCCATTCGAACTCTGGGAGCGATGACTGAAATACCGACTCGTGAATTAGGTTATAGGCAAGAGGAAGTATTGAGCCAGATCAACTTGATCAAGGCCGGTTTAAAGTCGAAGCTGGGCATCTTTGAAACTGGTGAGATAAGCACGTCACATATCAGGCATCTAGTGAATTATTTAAAACGAACAAAGAACTTCGTGCCGAAAGTTATAGTCATAGATTACCTTGAGCTAATGATTAGCACCGATCCTTATGCTAATCGTGACGAATATCAGAGGCAGAAGCGGGTTGCAAAGGAACTTCTAGATCTAGCCAAAGAATTACGGGTTCTGATCTATACGGCTTCACAAGGCAATCGTGGGTCTACTAAACTAGAGACTCGCACCATGGAAGACATGGCAGAAAGCTTTGGTAAGAATATGCCATTGACTTATATCGTGACCTTGAATCAGACTGATGTGGAATACGCACAAACACCACCACATATCAGATTGTTTGTGGCCAAGAATCGTGAAGGTCCGAAGAACATCACTATTTCATGTACTATGGATTATACTATGATGAAAATGAAGGAAATCATGACGTAGTACATAGTGCAGTCCATTAATTCCAAATCCGAGACGGTGATCTGATGAGTGCGAAAATTCCTATGGCAAAGTCGGTTGGTGCCGGTGAACCCGGAAATGCCTTCACCAACTACTCTGCTCTTGGACAAGCCGCTGGTGAAGTTGACTATAGCAAGATTCCTCATGTCGCGACTCGTTTAAATTGGCTGATAGTGGTGCCTTTTAGATCACAGAAGCCATCTACGATAGCCTTACCAGATCAGACTGTAGAAAAAGGCGACAGCTATCTAGTAGTCGGGTCTAATCCGTCGATCGATGTTCATGTTGGCGATATTGTCAAGATCGTTGAGACTTCCAAGAGAAAAATTCCTCTTGAAACCGATTTGGCTAGTCGCTTCCAGAATCAGATTGCGTTTGCTGTTCCGGCAGATTCGATAATTTGGGTTCTTAGTGATGAGCTTGCTAAACTAGTGGTGTAAAATGCCGATTTATAATTATATCTGCCTGTCCTGTGAGAGTGCCTTTAAGAAGGCACATAAGCGTGAGCCTGATCAGGATAATGAGGACGAAATGGCTTTGGTTGTTTATGGGACTAAACATCCTATGAATCCAACGCCAGAAGACCTCAAAGAGGCGCTGGTTTGTCCGCGATGCCAGAGTGGCAAGGCAGTTAGGACATTTTATGGTTCTAACATCGTCTGCTATACGAAATGGAGAGGTTGGAAAGACAAGTCCGGTGTTAAACGTGATATTGACATGCATAGATTGGCTAATAATGAGGACCCATATGCGCAATATCGTGTGCCCGGTGAAGTAGAGCATTTGAAAAAGAAAATCAAGAATAGTGGTAAAAGAAATCCTAAAACGAGGTATTACACTAGCAAGAAGAAGAGTGATAAATAGGATGAAAATGTGCAGTGCATCAGAGTCATTCCGATAATTGCGGATAATATAGTCCAAAAGATACACATTCTGACTAGGGACAGGCGAATAGATTTTAATGTCTTTGCTCGTGGTTACAAGACTACAATTTATGATGCAGAAAAGGCCATTAAGAAAGTTATATCTGTCATTGAATCAGCTGTGGCCGGTGGATGCCAGCTAGTATTCTATAACTGGCGAGGGTGGCTTAGGGCCACTCGGAAGTATGCTAATTCCAGTTTCTGGCATAACCATAGCGTCTTTGATACCGTCGAACGGTTTGATGAATCGGATGTTGAAGCTTTAATTCAGCATGTTTCTTCTATAGATCCCAAGCCATGGATGAACGTTTACGCCAATGCAGCCATTGCCTATGAGCGGTTAGAACAATCGCCTATATTAGTTGATGGTTTCAGATATTCGTCTGTGTGGGATTACGATTCATATTCAGGACGTTCGAAGTCGCACAATCGACCGCTACAGAATCTGGAAGACGGCGTGTTTCTGGCTGATCCCAATAATATCACTAGAACGAAAATCATAACTGTTGACTGGAAGGCGGCTGATTTAATCATCGCCGCTTATTTGTCTGGCGACTCCGAGTTAGTTAAGAGAATATCTGAGACTGATATTTATACAGAACCTGAATTCGCAGGTATAGCCGAGACAAGGCAGGGTGTTAAAACGGCCATTCTGTCAGCGTTATATAAGGCTGATAGCGATGCTTTAGCTGCGTTGTCTTTTAAGCTGGCGGAATGGGTGCAACGCCAGATGACCTTGGTGAAAGAAAACGCTAAAATTGAGTCCTGTTTTGGGCGTGTGTTTCATAAGCATGCCGGTCGATCCGAGTTGTCTATTTTTAACGCACAGATACAGGGCTGCATAGCTTTGGCTATGATGAATAGTGTGCCTAAGGTTCAGATGGTTAGTGGTTCATCTATGCTCTTTGAGACACATGATGCTATAACTGTGGCAGCTTCGCCCGATATGGCTGCGCAGGTGTTAAAGAATATATGCAAAATCATGTATACGCCATTCGGTGATCTTATGACTATTAATGGGATGGATGTTATTATGCCGGTATCATTTATGTGTGGTGATAGATATGGTTCAAAAACAGCCAGCGGCACTTTCGATGATGGCAAAATCAAATTGAAGAAGATACCATGACACCAGCCAATCCTTCCGTTCTTGATGAGAGACTAGCCAATTTGATTTTTAAAATCAAATGCACTCTGTCTACGGGTGATAAGATTGAAGTAGATGCCAGAGCACAACTGGCTATTGATTATGAAAATGTCTTAGGTGAATTGATGTCCTGTGTGACAGTATATTCTGAGTGGGCGAATTTGTATGCTGAGGCTAAGTTTGTATTTGATTCTGTTGATTCGGCTGTGGAAGCCAGACGTGGAGTTATCTTGAATGAGTTGCTTGATTCATTCAGCGAGGGTGAGAAAAAGGTCAAATTGACTGATAAAATATTGACGCATATGATTAATGCCGATGAACAATTGACTAAGCTGATTCATAAGCGTAATCTGGCGAATAGAGCAGTTATAAAATTATATCACACTACTAAAGCTTTGGAGCATAAGATTGAAGTCTGTAGGTCTATCGCCGGATTCAAGAAGAAGGCTCAGGAAATTGTATAGAATATATTGCGATATTGATTGGAAATGTATTATAAGATGGATATTGGGCGTTTTTTGCCACTCGTGCCTTTTGGCTTAACGGCGTTTCCTGTGCCCGAAATATCCATGAGAGGTGTAGTATGACTACTAGTAGACGTGTCTACAATAAGGATGAGGCTCTCGCCCGTCTGAAGAAGCTGAAATCAGCTACCAATGTCGATCCTGACCGGTTTGTTCCGGGCAAGGCAACAGCCACAAAGACATACAAATATGTCTTTCTCATTCTCGCACCGCTCGAAGAAGGCGATGCTTGCTATGATTCCAAGACCAAGACTGCTGGCGGCAAGATCGCCACTATTGGTATGGATGGCAATTTCACCATCAAGAGTGGAGTCCACTGGTATTCGTCTCGACCATATGGCTGTCCACGCATTCAGCTGAATGAAGATTGCAAGCTGTGCGATGAGGGATTTGAATTGCTTAAGCAATATCCCAAAGATGGCACTGAAGAAAACAAGAAGATCAGAAGTGCCATTGGCAAGAATTATCTCGGAAAAGAGCAGTTCTTCGCGAACATCTATTTTCCGATTGAATTCGCCAAATACAATCCGCCAGAACTAACTGGCCGGGTGATGTTTGCCGAGCTTCCACAGGCAGCTTTGACACGTTGCGAGGAGGTTCTTGACAGCGATCCGGAACTGAAGGGTAAGGCAGCTGGTATCTTCTTTGATCCGACTTGTTCTTATCCTTTCGAAATGGTTGTGAAGCTGGTGAACGGCTACAACAACTATGAAAGCTCTTCATTCCTTAGCAGCCCCATGCCACTGGCTGCAACTGATGAAGAAATCGATGAGATCCTGTCGCGTCGTCATTACCTGTATGAAAAGATCGAGCCAGTAAAGCCTAGCGAGATCTTGAGAATCAGGGATGCATTGCTGGCTAGTACGACCGATTCCGCTTCCGATACCGGAGCCAGCAGCGAGACTTCTCTGATCAGTGAGCAGACACAGGTTGTGGAGGCTGCGGAAACAGTCGTGGAAGAATCAGAACCAGAGCCAGCACCGGCACCAGTACCGGTCAAACAGCCAGCTGGTCTGCCTTCTGCTAAGGCTCCTACTGCTGCACCTGCCGCTTCAAAAGCACCTGCCCCTGCTCCGGCAGCGAAAACTGCTGTAGCCCAGAAGCCGACACAGCCTGCCAAGCCAGCACAGGTCGCTAAGCCAGCGCAAGCTGTCAAGCCTGTGTCAAAGCCAGCTGTTCAGGCTCCTGTTACAGATGACGATGAACAACAACTCACTAGCATCTTACAGGGATTAGATGAGTAAGGCTAAATTGTCAGTTGATGAACTGAAACAGGTCGCCTCTGGCTATGCCGGGGCGACCTTAGTTATTGATGGCAAGAATCTAGCCCATAGGTCTGCTCACGCTGTCAAGGACGATGCCTCTATTGCATTTAATAGAGCAGTTCAATCATTATGCTTTATGATTAACACTTTCAATCCAGCTAGGGTGGTCATAGCATGGGACGATACAACAGAGAATCTGTGGCGTACGGCGATCTATTCAGCCTATAAGGAAAGACGCAAGTCTGATGAAGTCCATAAGGCCATTATTCATAAGATACAAGACATCCTGATTCATACGGCAGAGCATTTTGGAATTCATTCTCTTTGGGTGTCTACTCAAGAGGCTGATGATCTGATAGCCGCTATCTGCAATTCCTCCACTAACAATGTCGTGATAGCCAGCAATGATGGCGATTTGAGACAACTGTTGACCATTGATGGCGTTGTGATTTATGATCCTCTGAACAGACGGATCATAGACCAAGAGTATGTTGGGCGTTTCGCTCTGGAGAATCATGTCAAATTGAGAGCGTTAGAAGGTGATAGCTCTGATAATATTATTGGCTATATGGGCATCGGCCCTGTCAATGCCGCTAAAATTATCAGAGAGAATACGATCGATAGCTTTCTGGAGTCAGTTGGTCGCGAGAAATACGATTTAAATGTGCAGCTGATCGATTTGATGAATTCGCCTTATATAAATGGCAATATTGATATAGTTCAGAATGAGTTGAGCAGAGAATTGAAATTTGATATTGCCAGTGCCGTAAAAATAGCTATAGCCAAACGTGCAGGTTCATATATTAATTGGACCAGAGATTTATCGCAGGCTATGAGGAGGGTTAGACAATGGCGACTAGAGTAGCTTATATTTCACCAATGATGATTGCCAGTGATGGATCGGTCATTGATCGAACTAACAAAACGACGACTTATAATGATGTGATGGCTAATGTAGCCACCGAAATGCGTATTGTAGCCGATCCTAATAATTCTAACTCATTAAGCAATCCGACCATCGATAGTTATATACAAGCGGAAGCAACTGCAGGACGTTTGCCTGTTACGCTTACTAACACGATGATAATCACATCTACATGATCAATATTCATCCGCTTCCCGGTTTCACTTCTGATCTGATGCCGATTGTACCACCGCCACACAAGGGCTGGTGGCAGGACAATGTAAAAACTAGAAATCACGCTCAGCACTGCTTGCCTCTTGCCATGGCCAATAGCCTTGGATATTATATTCTGTCACCGGTTACGTTTTCAGTCGAATGGAATGGTGATATTCAGGCTGATGCTGTAGTAAAGACACTGACCGACACCAACGGATTCATAACGGCTGACGCTCATGCGACTCATGGTGGTTTTACTATTCAACCCGGTTTCATAGCCACTACGGATGTGCCGGGCGATTTCATTATGATAAAGAACCTTCCGAATGAGCGGTTTCAGTTCTTTACGTGCATGGAAGCACTGATAGAGGGGTGGTGGAGTAAGGCTAGGTTCGGTCTTGTGTGTCTAATGACTAGGCCGGGCAAGTTTTTGATTAATCGTGGCGATCCTGTTGCTCAGTTATGTGTTTACAGGCAGGAAGCTGCATTGCATGATATTGTTATGAAGGATATGCCTCCAGAATACACACAATGGGAAGAAAAACGGAAGAACACCGAATATAAGAAGCTTTTCGATTATTTCAAAGGATTGCATCCAGACGGTACGCCAGAACCAACGCATGTCCAATATTGGCCAAAAAGGAAATAACGAGATGTCTCTATTAGCTGAGTGGATAAACCCTAAATATCTATCGCAGGATGGGATTTTCGACATACGCGAGTCCATCAAGGCTAAACCTGACATTAAGTATTGTGTTTTAGATGATTTCTTCCTACCGCATAAAATCGAGGAGATGGTAAAGCATCATGCTACCTTGACTTTTAGTGAAGCTGCTGATAGAACTAGCGGTATTGAAATTCTTCCATATGATGGCGCTGTCAAGTGGGCGGATCAGACTGATGTCGGGCATCAGTTCTATTTTTCCGAGGAGACACAGGTCTATTTCTGCCATCTTCTGAATAAATTCAGGCCACAGAATGTCGGTATAGAGTTGAAATTGCGATGGCATAAACCATATGCTAATGGATTTTGGATTCATAGCGATTCGGTCTGGCGTTCGGTTGTAGCTATTGTTTACTTCAACAAACATTGGTCTGCATCACACGGTGGTCTGTTGCAGCTTTGGCGACCTGATGAATCTTCTTCGCCTCTGGCAGTTGAGATTAATGGTGTCAAGCCAGATCAGCGGCTTGATTGTCTGGTGGGACCAAGGAGGATCAGAACTGACACGCCGGGCGGCGGATGGCCCAAGGAATGGACATACCAGTCTAGGGACATGATTTTAGTTGATCAGATAGTTCCTGCTTATAATAGATTGTTTCTTTGCGATCTTGATGCTAATCCGACTTTCCATTCAGTTACGCCTAGTCTTGGTCGTGAACGCACTGGATTTGTTTACTGGTTAAATAATAAATCGCATCCATCCTTAAGAGATAGAAAATGAGTGCTAGTAATGTTCGTCGTGGTAAGGCTTATGAGCGTAAAATAGTCAACGCATTGAATGGTATTTCGCAGCATTTCAAGTATAGGCGGCGAATAGTCACAGGGCATTCTGCGTCTATTGTTGATGTCGAATCGGTTGGTGATATTATTTCTATAAATGGCAAATTACGTTTTGTACTTGAAATGAAAAATCAGGCAGGATTTAGTCTGGAAGCCATTTTAAATCTTGGAGACAAATCCAAATTCTTTTCTTGGTGGACTCAATGTCTGCGTGATGTCGGCATAGCCAAGAATCCAGATTTAGAACCTATGGTCTTCTTTACTAGTCGCACTACGAATATGGTAGCTATGTCCTATGAGGGTTTTTCGCGTCTTTTTCTTCAGCCTGTGCCGCATCTAATTATTGGGTCTGGTGTTTTTTCTAGCTATGGTAAACCAATAATAATAGTGACCTTGAATGAGTTTTTAAGTAAATGTGATGTAGATGCTTTGTGTGTTCAATCTGATGGTGATGCATGTGTTGCAACAATGCCCCAAGGACAATAGTTGTTAAGCCCGTTAACAGGGTCAGTAAGGCAGTACCGCAATCTGTCGCCGTTCGTAGGACTACGAACAAATCCAGAGCTAATAAACACCTTATAGACAGGCATAGATCATAATGTGCTGCGGAAAGCCAGCTAGACCTGTGAGATCGAGGGCGGTCAAAAAGGCTCCCAAGAAGGCCACTGTGTCTAAATCATCGAGTTTGAGCATTACCAGTCAGAAATGCAAATGGTGCGATTTGCGAGTATATATTGTATACACTTCTAATATGGAACGTCTACAATGCTCGAAATGTGGATTGCAGTAAAGATTCTGCTGTGCATCATTGCCGTTGAATCGCTTGTTGAGTTGATAACCGATTCAAGATTGATGAAAGGCGCACGCAGGCTTATAAAGTCCAGTTATAGGAATATCAGTTATACAGTAGCGGCGTTGCCTATGGGAGTTAGAGGCGATGAGTCTTTCATTCTTTCTGCTATAAAGACGATTCTCTATTTTCCTTATTGGTGGGTTAAATGCGGTTACTGTTGTAGCTATATTGTTTCATTATGTGTTGTATCTATTGTCGATTTGAAACTTGAGATTGTTAATTCTACGTTATTGAATTTGGCTTTTCAGACTGTTATACTAGGAAGGCTATCCAATTGGCTCCATGATTTATTGCAAGTTGTGCTGCGTGGACGAGTGAAGTACGTAGATTTGACGACCCATATAGTTTTTGATGGCGAACAGGACAATGCTGGCACAAAATCCATCCAGACCGGAGAATCATAAGAACAGCTCTATGCTTGATGACGAGGCTGCTCGTAGGCAGAAAGCAGAGGAGAACAAGCGGAAATTCAATCTGGACAGAAAGTCAAGATTTAAACCGCCAGTTGTTAGAGATATCAATGATATAAAGCGAATCTTGCATGATTTGGGAACTGGAATGCCCGGTTCTAACATCAGTGCTGTTGTGGATATTGTTGATGATGATGGCAAATCGGCTAAGGTCAAAGTGGCCAGTACATCACCCAACAAGACCAGATATGCAATGATCAGAGACGGTCTGGCGATTTTCAAGAATAGATTTGATGTTAACAAGGCTGATTCTGAATTGGTCATTAATAAGAAAAAGATGAAGCAGCCTGCTATTATGGGTAATCCTACACACTCATGGATTGATTCTGTCATTGAAAGATGGACCGGGGGTAAAAGAAGTGGTTTTTTAATTATGTGGGAAATAGGTTCCCGTAAGTATTATTTTGACATCTTTGAGATGAAATTGTTTGGAGATGAATGATGCCTGAGATACAACCGAATCGCGATGCAACACTTGATCTTATTAGATATAAGAATATCACTGAGTATATACCAGTCATAGGCGATTTAGTGATCCATGTAGGATGGTTCAGAACGAAATTCGGTGTCATATCTGGTATCTCTGGCCATACTATTTCGATTATTTATTCTGGTACCTTCTTCTCCTTATGCAACATGTTACAGTCTGACATGCCTAAAAACACGATCCAGATGCATGTTGGAGACATGGTAAGATCAAGAGTCGGTGAGTATACTGTGCTTAGCGTTGATCCGGAGACTGGAATCCAAGTCACTTACGTTTAGGTGTAACATGCAGTATCCCAGATTTCCGAAGTACGTCAGCGGAATGTATGCTAAGGATTCGACAGTTTATGTCTTTCCATCGTATGCGGAATCTGACCTGTTTTCTCTGGAGATCTTTGTTGATGCTGATAAGGCTGGTAAGACTTTTAAATGTACAGCGTGCGATCATGACAATAAGCCTATTATCATCCCTAATGATAAAATAGTAAGCAGTATCATAATGAATGATTTTGCCAAGATTGTGGAAATAATTTCTCAGATCAGATTGCCATCGTGTTATCTCTTTTATAGTCGAGTTACGGCCCAATTAGTCGAAGTAGCAGACGATAAGCAGCGTCTGATATCACCCGGATTTATGAGCGATTTATTCAGTAAAGCAGTTAATGTGTTAAAGCCGCTTGAGCTAGTAGTAATTAAGGAGCCGACCGATCTGGACAAATTTCAGAATGTAATATTTAAACCGGCATTGATGTCTAGGGCATTCGGTGTAACTAAGATAACATATACTAGGAAAGACTAAGTGCATCAATACATTAATAATGGATCTAGAACTATATACCTAATTGGCCCTGCTGGTGAACGTGTCGCTATGGTTCCCGGCAAGCCAGAGACTTTGCCTGAATTTTTCGAAATATACGTTAGACGACATAAGATAGCCAAACTAAATCAGCCAGTTCAACAAAAGCAAGCGATTCAGCCCATGAGTAAGAGAAGAGTCCAGCCGGTACAGCCAAGACACATTGTGACCGTAAAGCCGAATCGCATTTCTGCTAATCGGTTAGTGGAAGAGGCACCCAGACAAACAATTGTTCCACAGGATCGTCAGAACAGAGTCAGATCGACAATAGTTAGTAGGCCAAAATCTGCTACTCCTGTGACCGCTGTGCGTAGGCCTTCTAATCGTTCCAGACGACCGGTGGTGGGTAGGACGCTTGATGTCAATGCTATAAAGCATCTTAATGAAATACTGACTATTGATCAATATCCGATTAGCAATGGAATAGGTGTCGGTATTTTGTCGTATAATCGGCCATTAGCACTTAAGAGGCTTGTAGAATCAATTCGACGATTCACTAGATTGAATAATACGACCATTTTCATTTCTGATGATGCTTCTACTAATCCGGAATTGCTTGAGTACTTACGAGAGCTAAAACGCCAGAGTGATTTTATAATCATAACCAACAGTACTAGGCTTGGAATTGCCGGAAATTCCAATCGTCTGTTGCAATGCCTACAGAGATTCGATCATTGTCTGTTGTTGAATGATGATGTAGAGGTAAAGGCAAATGGTTGGGATGTTTGGTACAGGGATTCGTGCCTCAAGACTGGCATGCATCATTTCTGTTACCGAGAGCCGGGTGTATATGGAGCCGTTTCTGGCAATTCAATAAAAATGAACGGGCTGGAGTTGCGAGTCGTATTAGATAAGCCGCATGGGGCAGTTCTAGCTTTTACTAATTATGCTTTTAAGCAAGTTGGCTATTTTGATGAGTCCTTTGGCGTTTACGGCTTTGAGCATGTTGATTGGTCATCTAGACTTCAGGCATCCAATTCCATACCCGGCTTTTTCGATGTTTCTGGATCTAACAATTTTTTCAAGATTCATCCAGAAGTCTCTGCTGTAGAAAATAGGCATGAGAATTATGCCAAGGCCAAGGCGATATGGTCCAGCAAGAAACTGTCCAGCCGATATCTAGAATGTCCCTCTGCTCCTCTGGACAGCATCTCTTATGTTATTCCCTATCGTGATATTGGTAGAGTTGGTTCGATTGTGGATGTTGTTGATAATATAAGAGCGCAACGGTTTCCTGTTATCGATATCGTTGTGTCTGAACATGATACAGTTAGAAAATGTCCTGATGTGGCGGCTAGGCATATTTTAGAGACACGTAATGGCCATTTGCCATTTAATAAGTCTATTGCGTTTAATAAGGGCGTTTATTCTGCATTGAATAATAAGATCGTTTTGCATGATGCAGACATGCTGGTGCCTGTGAATTATACAGCTAAGGTCTATAATCTACTCGATTCTTACGAATCATGTCATATTGGTAAAACTGTTGCATATTTGGAGCAGGAGTCGTCGGAATTTGTTCATAAGAATAAGCTAGTCGTACATGGAATGTCTACGGGTAGAGTTATTGGGTATTTTGAGGGCGGCTCTCTGGCATGTACCAAGTCTGCTTATTCCAAGGTTGGCGGATTTAACGAGTCATTTGTCGGTTATGGAGTGGAGGATTGTGAATTCTATGAGCGATTGTCATCGAGCACGAAATGGCACGGCGATCGAACAGAGAACCTAATCCACTTATGGCATCCCAGATCGGCAGAATGGAACAGTTGTCACATCAAGAACACAGAGATATATAATGGATTGAAGAAGCTATCGCTCGATCAGCGCATAGCTGCTCTGAGACGGTCTTTGATGGACAACGGATTCATTTCATGAGATTATTATTGACACATAAGCCCGGTGGCGCTTATGGAATTATTTCCGAGTCGTGGGCGAACGCTGCCAAGGACATGGGAATAACAGTAGCCAGATGGAATGGCGATATTCATTCTTGGTTCTCTTTCAAACCGGATGTCTATATTGGCTGCAGTGGTCACAGACAACCTATTCCTGTCAATCATGGCGCTAAGATCGCTATCCATGTCAATCCTATTGACAAGAAGTGTGGATTTGATGATTCCTCAGAAGCAGCCGAGTGGGTCGTAAGACATAAGCCAGATGTTGTTTTCGGATATGCTTTACCTTGTGATGCTCATTGGTGGGACAGATGGACTGGTAGATACAATATTCCTTTTGTCCCCATGGCGACTGCCGGGGACATCACGCTTTATAAGCCAGATTATGCGATTCCTGATTCGATCGATCTGGCTTATGTTGGCGGCTACTGGCCTTATAAGGCCAAATCAATCGATAAATTCTTGATTCCTGCGATTAAGCAATTTAACTCTCAGGTCTATGGGTGGGGTAACTGGCCAGTCGCTGCTGGTCAAATTGAGGACAGTCAAATACCTGTTTTGTTGAATAAGGCAAAAGTCGGTCCTTGTATTTCCGAGCCGCATACGCATTCGTTGGGATTTGATTTGCCGGAGCGTGTGTTTAAAGTTATTCTTTCTGGTGCTATTCCTGTGCACGATCCTGCTTTAAACATAAACAAGATTGTTGATGGGATACCATCGGCAAAGTCACCTGATGATTTCGTTCATTTGTGTCGTGTCTGGATTGAAGCTCAGGAAACGGTGCGTAAGAAATTGTCATTCAAATTGGTTAAGAGTCTGGTGGAGAATGGTCATACTTACCACCATAGATTAGCTAATCTGCTGCGATTTCTTGGTTTTGAATACGTAAATATTGCTAAGGAGAAATGCGACGCATATCTCTCTAGCATTGGGAATCCTTGATAACAAGCTGTTTAGGAAGAAACATGAGTAAGTGTGCATTGATTACTGGCATATCTGGCCAGACTGGTTCGTATCTCGCTGAGCTTCTCTTGTCTAAGGGTTATGAAGTTCATGGAATCGTAAGGAGAACCACAGCGAACGATAAGTTTCATAGGCTGACTACGATTCTTCATGATTTGGTCATTCATGATGGCGATCTGCTCGACCAAGGCTCTTTAGAAAAAGCAATAAAGGCAGCTAACCCCGACGAGATTTACAATTTGGCTGCTCAGAGTTTCGTTGGCACAAGCTGGACGCAACCGGGTCTGACAGCTATGACGACTGGCCTTGGTACTCTTAATGTTCTGGAGGCAATGAGGAAATATGCGAAGGATGCTCGATTTTATCAGGCTTCAACTAGCGAGTTGTTTGGTGAGGTCAAGGAGACACCACAGGACGAGGATACTCCTTTCTACCCGCGAAGCCCCTACGGTGCTGCAAAGGCGTATGCTCACTACATCACGGTGAATTATCGTGAATCGCACGGTCTTTTCGCTTCTTGTGGCATTGCCTATAATCATGAATCGCCACGAAGAGGCACTGAGTTCGTTACCAGAAAGATTACAAAGGCTGTGGCCGACATTGTCGCTAAGAAACAGTCAGAGGTCAGGCTTGGCAACTTAGAAGCAAAGCGTGACTGGATGTCTGCCAAATGTGCTGCGCGGGCCATGTGGATGATTCTACAGCATGATAAGCCGGATGATTTCGTCATTGGTACAGGCGAGACGTGGTCAGTCAGGCAGTTCGCTGAGGCGGCTTTCAATTATGTTGATTTGGATTATAGAGATTATGTCGTTGAAGATGCTTCTCTGATTCGTCCTGCTGAAGTTGACATCTTATTGGCCGATCCTACCAAGATTAGGGCTGTTCTAGGATGGAAACCTGAGATGTCGTTTGCACAGCTGGTGGAATGGATGGTACAAAGTGATTTGAAATTGAATGGTGTATGTTGTAATCAAAAATAATGTGAATAGTTCTCGTAAGGAATAAAAACCATGGCTGCTCAACCACTCAATGCGGACATTTCTGTTCGTTACAACATCAGATCGTATCGCTCCGTTAAGAGGTCCGATACTGTTGCCGCTGGCATCTACCGTCTGCGACCATTGAATGTGGCAGTGCCCGGTATTGATGGTATCAAGGCTGAAGTTCAGACCCGCGATACCTCCAAGGCCGATTTCTCGCCATATGCTTCCGCTGGCTTCCCAATTGTCTACGGCCTTCATGGCGAGACTTCCTTCAAGGATATGGTGGACAATATCGCTGGTGCTGGGTTCGCCTTCAAGATTGGCACTGATAAGTTCATCCCACAAGCTGATAGTGCTTTGGAAGATGATATGTACGGCAGTGCTAAGACTGTGGATGCCACCTACGCCGCGGTATAATTAATTCGATCTTGAAATAGCCCAGAGTAATCTGGGCTATTTTCGTATACAAAATTACAAAGAATCATAGAGGTACATGATATGTCGTTTGTTCAATTCACTGCTGAGATAAGCTTCGCTGAAACTGGAGACAGTAGAACTGCAAGATACGCTAGAATGAAAAAGCTTTCCATGAATTTATACAATCTGCTGTCAGCTGAGAGCAGTATCAACATGCCTAGGCCAGCTAGTGGGCATGATGTCAAGGCTAACGGCTGGTCATTATCGCGATTAATATCGGGAATGAAATATGTTCCACAGTTTGGCGATTCACCGGCTAAATTGACTATGGTAGCTATTCATGATCTTGATCGTGAATTGCCGAACCCTTATGAAGACACGTTGGTTTTGGCTCATGGTGAATACTATGAGGGCTATCTGGCTACTGTACAAAAAGCAGCTGTAGGCAATCTGCAGGCCAGTTTCATGGCTTGTGTTAAAGAGGTCTACGATATACTGGTCACTGCTGTCAATTCATTGAATAGTGACCATGACGCTGGTGCATCTGTCTTCAGGCTTGAGTATGCCGGAATCAATTTTGGTGGTCTGGTAAGAGGCTATCATTTCCCAAGAGATTAATCATGGCCATCATTGGACCACCAGACCTGCCGGTCGTAGTCAAATTGCCCGGCAGGGAAAACAACCAGATGAAGAGATGGGTTTGTGCCAAGCTCGGATTCCCTGTTACCTTACCAGAATTAACAGAAGACCAGTTTGAAATTGCCGAGAAATCAGCGCTTGATTTCATAGCTGGATATTTTCCTCGCGAACAGAAACTGGCGGTCTTTTATACTAAGCCGATGCAGAATACCTATCCTATGCCAGATGATGCATATTGGATAGAG